TCTTGATTGGATTTTTGAACAGCATCTTTAATCACCCTCGACATTTTATCGATGGCAACTAAAGTTAATGATATTTTCATCATTGAATCAATCATTCTGCCTGTAATCCTTCTTCAATACTTTCTTTCTTTTTTAGCGAGTATTTCATCGCTTCTGATACCCAAAATCCCAAGTCTTGCAAGGGCATTTCTTTAATATCTGAATAACTCCATCCTGTGGTTTTACACAGATGGATTATGCACTCGGCTGTGCAAGTTGAAACTTTCCCGAAATGGCTGCCTGAAGTGTAATAACATCTTCAATTGGAAGTTCTAAAATATCCTCATAGACAAGGAAGTTTCCATCAATTTCGCAAAGTTCCGCAATTAAAGCATAAGGAATTTCTTCGCTTGTTTTTGCTTTCATTTGTGCGTGTAGTAAATCAATACCTTTGCCTTGTTTAATTTTTACTTTTTTGCCATCACTTAAAACTAATTCTTTTGCCATTTTATCCTCCTATATTTTTCTTAAATGTTTTCAACATATCTAGAACACTTACTTTGTAGATGTTTTCAAGAACATCAATTTCAAAGATTTCCAAACCATTCACGACTAATTTTGCATATGTAACAGCCATAGTTGTTTCATATTCGGCATTGTCGTGAGGTTTAATAGTTCCTAATGGGAATTCCTTAAATGTTCCGATAATAAAAGCAGTTGCCGGAACTTCTTCCACTCTGCCGGTTCCGTTGTAAGTTTCAAGTGATGCTCTCACTTGAATCATCGCAGCAGTAAATGGGGATGCAGCCGCTAATAAAACTTCAGGATAGAGTGCATTCCATTTTATTTTGCATTCTAACTTGTCTATCCCTGCAAAAAATTCAGCCGAGCCAACCATACCAAGTGCTTTATGCTCCGCCATTTTGTGTTTAATTTGAGGAAGTTGAACTTCTTCAGCACGTCCTAAAAGGTTCACACCATTTAAGTAAACGTTTGCATTGGTTAATTTGTTGATTTTGATTTTAGACATTTTTATTTCCTTTTCGAATAAAGACCACAGTCACCAACGGCTATGTCGGAATAGTGGAGTATTACAATCTCTTGTCGGATGGCTTGGATTAAAGGGCATTTTCTTGAGTTTTTGCAGGTTGAACATAAGTCATAACATTCGCAGTAAATAACCAATTCGCCCTTTTTATCTATTTCTGCTCGCATTATTGACCTAATGATTTTAGTAACTCGATATCGATGAAGCTTTCAAAAGTAATGCGTTCGGCAGGTGTCGGAGGCATAAATTCAACATCAAATACCAAGTGACCATTAGCGATTTCCGTAACAGGGTTTTTATCAGGGTTGTAGTAACATTTGCCATCAATCAATGCACCACGTCCGATTAATGTTCTGATAAAGGCATTAACTGATTCTGTTATTGAATCAATCAAGCCATTATCAATAGGGAAATCGATAAACTGTAACATTGAATATTCAACACTTTCATGAAGAATATCAGCAGTTCTGCGAATATTGATAAAGTTTGTGACGTGAGTTGAGCTTGGATAAGCTGCTGACCTGTTGCCCCAAGTCCTGAATCCTGAACCATAAGAATTAAAGACTGTAACAACACCTGCCTCGTTCAATGCATTAACTTCACTTGTTGGGTCATTAATCATTGAAGTAAGCTGTCTTTCAACTCCGATTATTCCATTAATTTCTGTGTTAGATGGTGACCAATGGTAACCTTTATCAATATCCTTGGCAGCGATAACCCCTGCAAGCCTTTGCGAATATGGTTCAAGAATATTACTGTCAGAAACAGAATCGTAAACCTTTAAATGTGGATAACATAAAACGATTCTGTCAGAAGATGTATTAAAATTAATTGTTCCTTCTGGACCACGTCCTGTAATAACATCTTGAACAGTTGCACCAACAGGAGCATCAACAATACCAATTGCTCTGATTTTATCGCATAGAGTTTTGATTTCAGTTACAACTGCTGTGTCTTCGCAATAAACAGGAGCAATAATTGTTTTTGGGAAATAACCAAATAATGAATAACTATCTTCAAATGCTTTCATGCCGGTTCTTTTTCCGGTGTCAGCATCAATTGAACCAATAATGTCACCCTTTGTAACATCGGTAACATCTTCGTGCTTTTCAGGATCAAAGACGTTAACAACAATAACAATACCTGCTCCTTGGTCGAATATAGCTTTAAGAGCCGATGGGATTGTATAACCATCAGTTGCAGAACCGAAGTATTTCGCAGCATCAATTTCATTTAAAATTAATGTTGGTTCGTTTATCGTTCTGTATTCTTCATCTACATTTTGAATTGGAGCAGTACCAACAAGACCGACAACGGCAGTTTTTACTGTTTTAATCGTTCTTGCACCTTTTTCAATCTCTATTGTCTCAACGCCATGTAAAAAACTTGCAGGCATATTAATCTCCTTCTTCTAATATTTCAAGGCTTGGAGTTGAAAGAGAAAAACTTAATTCATACTGCCAAATGCCTTTTATTTCAGACAAAAAACCTTCTTTTATCGGTGTTAATTTAGAGCAACCGATAATTTTATATCCACAGAGGCATTGTTTAACACCCTCTAAAACTTCATAAGCTCCGTCATTAGAACGTAAGTTACGAGTCACAACTGTAACTGCGAATTCCATTCTTTTATCTTGAGAAATGAAGTTTAGAGCATCTGTGTTTGAATAACTTCCACCTCTGTAATGAACAAGAATCGCACCGATTGGATGCAACAAGATAAATTCCTGTGGCTTTTCAGGGAAACCTTGAACGAGGAATTTAGGGAAAGCCTCTTCTAATTTTTTTATAATTAAATCTTCTATTTCTCTAATACTCATTCATTTTCCTTTTATTGAATAATCGGTCAGCATTCGTTTTATTAGTTCGATACTCCCCTCCTGAAGTAAGTTGTGTATTATCTTCCGTTTCAAGAGTAATGACACCTTTTTTAATCTGTTCTAGTGTCTTGAGAGCATTTTTGTAATTTTCAATAATTACATCAGGGATTTCTGTGTGAATTCTGCGAGAGAATAAGCGATAAATACTTAAATCAATTGCTATCACACGAAGTAAAGGAAAGTGGGTATTTAGTGGTAAATTGTATTTGCCTCTTAAATACCCATCAATCAACGTGGAGGAGTAGATAAGTGCTTCCTCGCAGACGGCATAGTCAATGCCGTCTTGAAGTCCACTATCATTAGTTAATTGCACCAATGTAGCGGTACTGAGTTGTGTTTCAATGTCTTCGGTAGTGCAATAAACCATTAAATTCCTCTAACAATTCGGATAATCTCACCGGAAGTTGTAGATTCATCTAATGCATAACCATTTACCTTCTCACTTCCTGTGACGGCTACGGCTTTACCTTCAGCATCAGAAGTAACTTCTGCTCCGATAGTAATTGCTCCACCTGTTTCAACAAGTAAGATTCCTGAAACAGCAACTGGGGTATATTGTTCTGCATCTGTATCAACATCGCAGACTCCGTATGCTTTAGCTGCTGCTTGGCAAACATTTCCATCAAGTCCAACAAAGCGATGTTGTTTTAAATCAGCAAGTGCAGTTACAGAGTCAATCAATAGTGGTTTATAAGTTTTTTCAGCCATTAGTTATTGTCTCCATCTTTTTGAGTCTCGTCTTTTTTATCTTCAGCAGGAGTTGTTTCTTCTTTTTTAGTTTTTGTTCCTTTTGAAGTTTTGGTTGTTTTTGTTTCTGTTTTTGTTGCAGGGGTTTTATCCTTTGATGTTTCTTCAACAGGTTCAACGTATGCTCCTAGTTTTTTAGCTTGTAAATCTGTTAATTCGATTACATCGCCAGTTGTTTTGGCTTTGCCATTGTGTAGAAGAGTTGCATTTTTTATTTTGTATTTAGGCATTAGTTCCTCCTTTATTTGCTCAATACATTAGAAATTAGAAAACCTGCTTCTGGTCCAACCAAGAATGGTGTGTAAATATCAGTTGCTCTGATATATTTCACTTTGTTTCCTTCTTTGGTATATTCATCAATTTGCAAAGCATCTTTTTTGCGAACGGTGTAAGCAAAAGATGGATCGTATTCGGTTCTTGATGCTCCAAGATTAGGAACATATGCTAATACGATGTTGTCTTTCCAAATTCTCTCGAAATTGCCTTCTGCATTAGAAAAAATTGATTTGCCAATATAAATATTTTCGACTTCAAAAATTTCTTTCAAAAGTTCAAGAGTAACCATTTTGTTTTTAGTATCTGAAATCAAACCAACCAATTGAGGGTGTTTTTTCAATACTTTCCACGCAGATTGACCGATAATCATAGTGTTAGGGTCTTGTGCGATTTTAGCGGATACCGCATCTTTTGCATCATCAATAACACCTTGAGGGTCTGAATTTTTATCATCAAAACAAGAAGTTCCGGAAAGAATGAATTTGTTTTCATCAGAATAACTGTCAGGGTTTTGAACCAAGTCAGCACATTCTTTTTCAAGTTTTAAATTCAAACCTTCTGTTACAACATTTGTTGCGTGAAGTTGTAATTTAACCTTTTCGGCTTCTTCCTCTTCACGATAATCAATTGGGTATGATAAATCGTTTTCTTTAAGGGTAGTTGTATGCTTTTTGAATCCTTTTGGACTAATTACATTTGAATTAGCTCTAATTGCACGTTCTGTGTTGTAGATTTGAAAAGCCTCTTTGTTAAATTCAAAGATATCAATCTTCTCTTTTTCAGAATAAATTGTTGGGAATAAATATTGAGCAACAAAAGCATTGTTGCTATATCCACGCGCAACTTCTGATAAATAGGCATTAATTCTTAATTCTTCTAAACGTCCCATCTATATCTCCTTTATTTTTAACAATGCATCTTTAAAACTAATGTTTTCAGCTTCAGCTAATGCTTTTGCCTCTCTGAAAATTTCTAAACTTTCTTCGTCTGCATCAGCATATTTAAGAGCCTCATCCTCTTTTTTTGTCGCTTTCTTTTTAGCAATTTCATCAAACTCAACTTGCTTGGGTAATGCAGATATGAAAGATTTAAAAGTGTCGATGCTGTCAGATGTGGCATCAAACTTTTTGATATTGTCGAGGTCACATAAAATAGAAAAGACAGCATCTTTGTTTGCAGGGGTTAAGATTCCCTGACTAATATGTTGTTCAATAAATTCATTAAAATCTTTAGTGCGAAGATTTTCTTTAATCTCTTTTAATTCTTTTGCAAGTTCATCTTTACCTGCTGCTTCGTCTTTGAATTTAGCAAGTTCAATGGTTAAATCTTTCACTTGTTCTTTTAATGACTTAATTTCTGTGTTCTTTTTCGCATCTTCTTTAAATTTTGCAACCTGTCCTTTAAGGTCAGCAATTGTTGATTTCAAATTTTCAATTTCTTCTGCATCATTGTTTTCTTCAACTTCTGCCTCAAAAATATAAACATCTGATTCGCCTTCTTTGAATTCAACAGCTTGCATTCCTTTAACTTGAGGAATAGATGCTCCCAAAAAAGAAACAGCCTTTAAATATGGCTTTTTACCTTCTAGCTCTCTGTAAATTTCAACCGAGATTTTTTTGTATTTGCCTTTGTTCACAAATTCTTTTAAATCATCAGACAAATCTTTAAACGTAGCTTTTAGCTTTCCGTTTTCTTCTTTCAACTTATCAACCCAACCATACGCCGGTCCTTTTTGTTCGTGGTCTAAAGTAATCGGTGCTTCGCAAAAACTTGGGTCATAATTTTTTGCCAATTCCTGAACTTCTGCTTGTGTGAACTTACCTTGTGGGTAGTTGCCGGCTTTAAAAACCTCAAAATACTTCATTTAGATTCTCCATAACTTTTATGAGTACAAAATTTTTAATTCTGTTGGCAGTATATGATTCCTTGTTTTTAACATTCAAATGCCGTTGGAAACTTCTTTTTCCCCTCTCCACAAGGAGTTTCAATGCGTATTTGAAGATTAAAAATGTAATGAGTTATCTTTAAAGCACAAGACAGGCGAAAAGCCTCTTTTCTTTTTGCCCTAAAAATATGAAAGGTTAATAAATGGAAACTTCATTACTATTAAAACTATTTGAAAGTATCGGCTTTCCTGCTGTGATTTTTGTAATTTGGTATGTTTATCACAACGCACAAGTAAAGACTTTTGAAAAAATCATTTCAAACAACTTTGAAATTCTAAAAGAAATGCTTGAAACAAATCATTATAGTGCGACTGTCCTTTCAAGAATTGAAAGTAAAATCGATGGCAACCTTTGGTGTCCAATCTTGAAGAAGGAGATAT